TGATCGAAGCGGATCGTCTTTCCAACGAGCGCGATGTCTACAAGGTTCACGCAAAGGGTGGCAACAAGATTGTACGCGGCGTAGAACTCGACGACCTCGGGAAGCCGTTGGCGTATTGGATTTATCCGGAACATCCGAACGGGCCGTATGCAACGCGCGTAATGCCAGAGCGAATTCCGGCAGACGAAATCCTACATCTGTTTCGCGTTGACCGCATCGGGCAGAGCCGTGGCGTTCCTTGGTTCGCGCCTGTCATGTCATGGCTGCGTGATCTTGGCGTGTACGTTGACAATGAAATTCAGGCGTCTGCAGTTGCGTCATGTTTTGGCGTTGCAATCACAACCACAGGCCGCGCTGGTTCCGGCCTGATGCCATCAACCGATAGCGAATCATCAGACGTCAACGGTAATCAGTTTGAGTATTTAGAACCGGCAATGGTTGTGCGATTGCAGCCGGGCGAGTCTGTTGAATCTATCAATCCCGGCCGTCCGAACTCTGCATCGGAACCGTGGATCAATCTCATGCTTCGCGGGATCTCGGTCGGAACTGGCCTAAGCTATGAAGTCGTCAGCCGCAACTACAGCGGCACGAGCTACAGCAGCAGCCGCACGAGCATGCTGGAAGATCGTCGCCGGTTCCGCAGATGGCAACGCTACATGGTTCAGCATTGTTGCCAGCCTATCTGGGACATATTCAACGATCAGGCAGCAACCGCTGGCGTCGATGGGTTCCCGTCAATGACGGAGATTCTGGATGATCGGCGGGTAGCCACAGCCGTCGAGTGGCAGACGCCCGCTTGGGAGTGGGTTGATCCGCAAAGCGAGCAGGCCGCATCAGACGCTGCGTTGACGTCATTTCAGAGCACGTATCAAGACGAACTCGGTCAGCGCGGCAAGAACTGGCGGAATGTCTTCTATCAGCGAGCCAAGGAAGAGAAGCTCAAACGGCAACTCGGGCTCGTCACTGCCGACATGGCGACCGTGGAGAACGCACAGGCCGAAGCGCAACAAATGGCTGCGACAGGGGCGGCGGCTGCGACAACCGCAGATACTACAGCGAATCAACCAGCGGGCGAAATGTCTGACATGTCGCGATTGCAATGGGGTAGAAATCGCAAAGCAATTGAGGATATTTTGGCTGACTTCATTTCTGGTGCCGCCAGCGAGACAAAAGCCAGGGTATTCCTTCAGTCTCTCGGGCTGACTGAGGCAACGGCATCGGCATTGATCACAGATGCTTCCGATGGAACTATTGACACGAATTTGGACGAAGTGCCGGCGACGGAGGGCACAGCGAATGAGTCGTAAAAAAGGAAAACTGCCGCCAGTGAAAACATCAAACGTCGTGCTGCGATCCGTTGGATTCACGCAAGACGTTTCGGATGTCGTCATTGCCACAGAGACTCCAGTACGACGTTACGACGACGAACGCGGCTATGTCATCAGCGAAGTCCTGTTGATGGAGGGCGTTGTTCTTCGGGCCAATCAATCGCAGATCCCAATTGTTGACAGCCACGACGACAGCACAGTTAGAAACATTTTCGGCAGCATTCGTGGGCTTCAAGTCATCGACGGAGAGCTACACGGTTCTCCAAGTTTTGCCAGCGATCCAGACGCACAATTGATTTGCCAGCGAATGAACGAAGGGCACATCACAGATTTCAGTATCACAGCACTTCCAATGGAGTCGCTGTTTATTCCGAAAGGCCAGTCGTACACGACACGACGCGGTCAAACAATCGAAGGTCCAGCCATCATTCACACGCGATGGCAACCACATAACGCATCGATCTGTGCCACAGGCGCGGACGAGCTTTCCACTGTCCGCAGGTCATATACAGACCTCGAAAGAAAGGTTCAGAGAACGATGGACGAGGCACTGTTGGCCCAGCTTGCGGGCATGGGATTACCTGAAGGAATGACTGATCCAAACCAGATTCTGGCTTGGGTCGTTGGCAAACTTGGAACGGATTCGACCGCTGTGGCCGAACCGGCTGAACCCGTGGAAAATATGGAGGGCGATCCTAAGCCCGACGAAGAAAAGAAAGTCGAGAACATGGACGCAACTCCGGAAGAAGATAAAAAGGACGTAACCGAAGCAATCTCACGTGCATTGCGGACAGACGCAAAGCGTCGCAAGGAAATCCAGTCACTTTGTGCCGTTCACAAAATCGAGCGATCGTTTGCTGATTCGCTGTGTGATGACGGCGTTGACCTCAACACAGCACGCGAAAAGGTACTCACACGCATGGCAACAAAACCAGTCGGCCAAACCACAGACCGCGTTACGGTCACAGAATCCGCAGACGACAAGACGTTTGCGGCTGCTCGCGATGGCTTGATTATGCGAACGCTTCGAGCTGCCGGAAAGAAAGTTCTGGACACTCCAGCGGTCGGCTATCAGGATTTTCAGAACATGAAGCTCAGCCGCATGGCTGAAATGCACGCCGAAAAACTCGGCTGTGATGTTCGCCGAATGGCTCCGAAAGATATCGCACTGGTTGCGATGGGTCATCCAGGAACGCTCAATCGTTTCCGAGTTCAGCGTGATGCGTACCACACAACCGGATCGTTCTCGAATCTGTTGCTGGACGCCGCCAACAAAACATTGCTGGCTGGCTACGAAGAAGCTCCTTACACCTGGGAAATGTGGGCACGCAATGCCGGGACAACCAGCGACTTCAAAGCACTGAACCGCATTCGATTCAGCGAAATGGGCACGCCTGAAATGGTTCCAGAGGGTAAGGAGTACCCAGAGGCCGCGATGAGCGATGCCAAGGAAGTTTACAAGATCAACAAATACGGCAACATGTTCACAATCACATGGGAAACCGTCGTGAACGATGATCTTGACGCCATCAGCCGCATTCCAGCAATGCAGGGTGCGGCTTGCCGACGTTTGCAAAATCAGGCCGTCTACGGTGTCCTGACCGCAAACGCAGCGATGGCCGATACTGGCTTGCTGTTCAACGCGACGGCACAGACGACTGCCGGAGGTCATGCAAACTTAGCAACGGGTGCCGGTGCTCCGAGTGTCACAACTCTGAACACCGCGTACATCAGCATGATGACGAAGAAGGGTTTGCGGTCGGATGTAATCCTGAACATTCAGCCTGCGTTCCTGATCGTCCCGGCGGCCATCAGCGCGACAGCGTTGCAGTTGCTGGGTTCGATTGCTGATCCGTCTGTCGGCGGTTCTGCGGCTGGCAACAGCAACACGAAGAATATCTACGGGCCAAACGGTGATCGACCGCTGAAGGTGATCGTTGAGCCGCTGCTGGATGCCAACAGCTCAACAGCGTGGTACTTGGCTGCAAACAACAGCCAGGTCGATACCGTCGAAATTACCTTCCTTGAAGGCGAGCAGTCGCCAGTTTTGGAAAATGAATGGGACTTTGACAAGGACGTTTACAAATACAAGGTTCGCCAGACATTCGGAGTTGCTCCGATTGATTACCGTGGACTTTACAAACACGCTGGAGCATAAGGCACTGGCGATATGAACTTTGTCCAGCCGGTCATGTGATCGGCCGGACTTTTGAAAGCAAATTGCTACGGTAGCGAGATGCGATGACCCGTTAGACAGAAAGAAATTGACATGGCTGGAATTCAGGATTTTGTGAAATACGAGGAAGATTTCCTCGGACCAATGACACTCACGGCATCACCAACAAATGGCGACCGGTGGGACATTGCAGACACGTCGTCTGCAGGCACACCGACATACACGGTGGGCGGCATCAACGGTGAGGCAACGCTTGCTTTCGACGCTCAGAGCGAAATTCAAAACGTCTGCCTGTTTCAGTCCGATGTTCTGAACTGGGACATTGATTTGATTCAGCGTATTGAAATGCGAGTCAAGACCTCCGCAACGCTCGACAGTGCGACGTCTCTGGCGTTTGGCCTTGCGTCTGCCCGCAATGATGCGATCGACTCAATTGCGGCTCACGCAAGCTTTCGCATCATCGGCAATAACACTCTGGTCGTTGAATCCGATGACGGCACAACAGACCTCGACGACAAGGCGACCGGCGCAACGTTGGCCGACACTTACAAAAAGTTCGTCATCGATTTCACCGGCGGAAAAAGCAACGTGAAGTTTTACGTTGACGGCGTTCGCGTCGCGGCATCGGTAACCTTCGACATGTCGGCTTACTCCGCTGGCCTGCAGCCATACGTGCAGATTCAGAAGACGGCCGACACGAACACTGACAGCGTCACAATTGACTATGTCAAGATCGAAGGCAAGCGATCGTAATGAGCCTCGCTGAACGGATCGTAACCGATGCGGCTACGGTGTTTCTGAACAGCGATCACTTCGCTGAAACAGTCACATACCATCCGCATCGATTCTATACGGCGGCTGTCCGGGAGTCACGGTCTATCAAGGCCGTGGTGATCCGGAATCAAGTATCCGTGTTCAATCCAGACGAACAGATTTTAACCGAGTTCGAGGTCAGGGTTGCAAACGATTCCTCGATTGGAATCAGTAGCGCAGAACTTGACACCGGCGGCGACATGATCGAACTGGCTCCGAGAGTCGGGGAAACGCCTGTCAAAAAGTCGGTGCAATATCTGACCGAACACGATGAAGGAATGCTGGTGTTGATATGTCGTTAATCACTGAAAAACCAGTTATCTCAAAAATCTCGGATGAGATTGCGAAGCGATTGGAAACTCTGGTTGACGAGCAAAATGAAATCATCCTTTTCAAGTCTGTTCAGCGGCCTACTAAGCTGGCTGCATACACCCCGGAACACGGGACGATTGTCTTGACCCGTGGCGAGGTTGCCAGAGTTCCTGAAATGGATTGTCCTGGTAACCCACCATCGATAGCGTTTCAACAAACGTTTTTGATTCATGTTCACATTGCCCCCAGCGAAAAGGACACAACGCCTGTTGAGTTTTTTGAAGATATCGCAGAAGCCGCAATTCACAAAGCTATCAGAACAAATGGGACGTGGCACAACTTCGCAGGGAATGCAATCAACGCAGATTTTGGAGCACAGCAGACGGCGACATCAGACGGTGGATATGACGGAATCGCTGTTCCGCTAAACGTGATTTACCGCATCACCGAGGGTGATCCATACGAAAGCCGAGCATGATCAGCATCGAGGTTGATTCAGGACAACTGAAGCGACTTCGCGAATCAGTCGGCAAAGCGAAAAAGAAATTCAGGAGAGAACTCGCAGCGGCCATCAACGCCGTCGCAAAGAAAACAAAATTGGACATCGGAAGAGATGTTCGCTCGGTCATTGCGATCAAAAAAAAGGAATCAGAAGAGCCTCTAAAAATTCGTGCGAAGGCGACTGCAGAACTACCACAAACCACGGTGAGTCTCGCGAAAACCAGACGACTCGGATTGAGGCATTTTGGAGCACGGCAAGATCAACGCGGCGTTTCTTTCAAGATTTCAAAGACAGGTGGACGCAATCGAGTTGAGGGAGCTTTCCAAGGTCCGAAACCCGGCACAATGAAAATGAGCTGGCGAGGGAATGCGTTCAGACGAGTTGGGAAATCGAGGCTTCCAATCATTCATTTGCGAGGTGTGTCAGCGTTTGGCGCTTATGTCAAAAACAAATTCACGAAGCCGCAACTGAAGCGAATCAACGCCGAGCTGGCGAAGCAAATGGAACGACGAATCAAACTCAACATTCTGCGGGCTGAAGGGCTCGTGACTAAATAAGGAACTCCGCATGTCCGGAATGCTACGACGAAGATCAGTATTTGCTGCAAAAATTGAAGGCACCATTGGAACCGCTGAATCCTTGACTACCGCTGAAGGTGTGTTCAACGCAATGGATTTTTCAATCCAGCCAAACGTGCCCGTGACGCGACGCGAAGGACAAGGTGGATTCAATTATCTGCCAGGAATTCCGGAAGGGATGCAAGGCACCTGCACTGTAAAAATTGAGTGCAGCACATCGGGCAGCGGCGTGCCAAATTGGGCAGATGTTTTGCTTCCCGCGTGCGGATGGGTTGAGGATACGCAAGTGTTCTCGCCAATCACTGCAGGGCCTGGAACCAGCGGCGTGAAGACAATCACAATCGGACACTACAAGGACGGCAAAAGAGCCTTGCTTTCGGGCGCAATGGGTACATGGAAACTGGTAGCACCAACAGGAAAAATCGCTTACTTTGAATTCACATTCACAGGTAAGTATTCCAGTAATGAAACCGACACCGCGCTGATTGCACCGACGTATCCAACCGACCTGCCTTTGCGATTTGCTCAGGGGGCACTGACGTGGAACAGCGTTGCACTTTGCACATCGACGGTCGAAATTGACGCTGGAAACACCGTGCAGATGCGGGAATGCGTTAACGCTTCCGATCGCTCAGGTTTTATTTCCGCAATCGTCACTGATCGTGCTCCAGTCATCACAGCCGACCCTGAGTCGGTGCTCGTCGCAACTCAGGACCGTGAAGCACTGTGGTTGACGTCATCACCGCAGGCGTTCTCGATGCAGATCGGGCAAACGGGAGCGGGTGTGATTGTTGTTGCGGCGCCAAAAGCACAACTGGAAAACAAACAGCAGGGTGACCGCAACGGAATCAACACAGACGACCTGACGTGGCTTTGCACAAAAGGTAGTGCAGCCGATACGGAATTGACAATCACCTTCACGGATGCTGCATAACACATGCCTCGAAGTCTTGACCCGAACTCACGCCTGACAATGGTGCTGGCGTGCGATGTTGATAAGCCAAAAGAAACACAGCCGCGAATCTTCGCAAAGATGCCGAACCTGAATCAGCAACGAAAACTGATTTCTGTGATTGGAATTTTGCAATCTGGCGGCGATGTCGGCGAGCAATTCGACGCAGCAACTGACGCGGCGATGATGTGTTTGACTGGATGGGAAAACATTCCGCTTCCGTTTACTCGCGACAACATTGGGGAGGTGCTTTGTCTTGAGGAACTCATGGAAGTGTTTTCGTTCTTGATTGGAGAAACAAAAGCGGAGCCCGACGATAAAAAAAAATCCGAGTCGCAGCCCTTATCCGCTGCGGAGAACTCTGCAAATCCTGCGTAGGGAAATGCAGGGAGTCAGTCTCAGAGAAATTCCCAGCTGAAATTGAATGCCCGATGTGCGGCGGCGATGGCAAGGACTGTGAGCACTGCAATGATGGTTACTTTAGAGTCACGGAATGTCCTTCGAATTTCATCGGACAAGACCTGATTTCAGACATTCAAATTGTGAGTGCATCGGAAACACATCTTCCGGTGGCAGGTGGATTGTTGGATCAATCAGCGTGGTGGTTTGAGTTGCGGTCTCTGCTGAGATCAGAAGAGCACAGGATCACCGAAGAACAACACAAGAGGCGGGGCGAATGAGCAACGGCATAGACTTTGTAATCGGCGGAAAAGACAAGGCAAAGCCCGCCATGACTTCCGTGGAAAAGTCTTTGCAGCGATTAGAGCAAAAGACTGAAAGTGTTGCGGCCTCAACCAAGAGGCTTGCCGCAGTTGGGACAACACTGGCAGTAGCCTGGGGACTTGTAAAAACCGCGATGGCTGCATTGGGAGGCCTCGACAAAATCAATGCGGCCTATGCTGTGCAAACAAAAGCGGTCAAGGATCTCACCTCCGCACTGGATGTGCGCGGTCAAGCGGCAGCAAGCCAATCTGCACAAATGCAGCAGATGGCGGCAGACCTGCAAAAACTGACAGGCATCGGCGATGAGGTGACGATAGGACTGCAAAAACAAGCCCTTGCAATGGGATTTGCGACCAACAAGATTGGAGATGCAACCAAGGCCGCTATTGGGCTTGCTGACGTCACCGGAAATAGTCTTGAGGGATCACTGTCTGATTTGAAAGCCGCATTGGAGGGCAACTTCTCTGCGTTTGAGGGCATCAATCCTCAAATCAGGTTTATGCGATCCAATCAAGAAAAACTTGCGGCCGTGATGGCAATCGCAAGCCAAGGGCTCAAGCAGCAATCCGAAAACATGAACACCGTGGCAGGCTCTGGAATGCGAGCCAGCGGGGCGTTCGGAGATTTGCTTGAAACTATCGGGGCAATAATCGCACCGATTCGCGTTCTGATCAATGCGGGGATTCAGCAGTTATCTGAATCGCTGATATCACTTCTCGCACCGGCCGCACAATACGCAACAAGCGTTCTGGAAAACATCGGGCCAATGATGGATTGGGTGAAAGAAAAGGTGATCCAAGGCGTGAACCTGATGATCGGCGCGTTCACGTTTTTAGAAACAATCCTGACCAATCTATCAAGCGTTTGGGAGATCGTGACAGCAGCCGCAGAGCTTGCAATGATCACCGTCAGCGAATCAGTGATGCACACACTGACGGTAAAAATTCCAGCCTATGCAATGTGGTTCGGAGAAAACTTCATCAACCTGATCAAGGATGCTTTCAGCGGTGTTATCACTGTAGTCACAAACGCCGGGAAAATCATT